CTAAAGCCGCCAATGAACCTCAACCGACTGTCCCTCAATGGTTACACGCTCCACGAGTCTTGACAACAAAGCCCGTTTTTGGGCGATGTCCCCGTCGGAAAAGCCTGTGCTGTAGTCCGATACCGCCATTTGAAAGAGTTCTCGGGCCGGGACCTCATCAGGGGCGTCCAACTGCTCTTGGAGGGCCTTTTTTTCGGCAGAGAGGGTATTCACCTTTTCCGTCAAGGTGCTCATGGGGATGGCGCTGAACTGGTATAGCTCGATCAATCGCTCGATCTGGACGTCGATCTCTGAGGCCCGCTTGCGGAGCCGCGTCTTGTCGATCTTCACGGTCTTGGGTTGGACCGCCTGGGCGAGGAGACTGTCCAGCGCATCCTGGTGCAAGACCAGCGCGTCCACCTGCCGGCAGACCAAGGCATCTAGGTCCTCAATGGCCCAGTTGTCGTTTTTACAATTTGGGTCCACGATGAACTTCGGACTGCTCTTGGCCCTGGAGTAGCACTTATAGTAGCCGTGGTTGGCAGAGTACCGAGCGCCGCAACGGTTGCAGTAGACCAGCCCGGAGAGGAGGTAACCCGCCCGGAATGGGGTTCGCTGGGCCGTGGTCTTCTGCGCCTCGCGCTCAAAGGAAGAAAGCGCCTGGACTGCGGCCCGGAAGGCAGACTCCTCGATGATGGGCTCATGGATTCCCTGGTATTCCTGGCCCAGAAAGTGTACCTTGCCGGTATACAGGCTGTTCTTGAGGACGTTGCGGACCTTGGCCGCCGTCCACTTGGTGGTGTAGCGAGCGGTGAGGTCCTTTTGGATGGCGTTGATGGACCTGCCTCCCAGAAAGGCGGAGAAGACTTCGCGGACCTGCATGGCCTCGTATTCGTTCACTACAAGCTTGCCGTCTATGTAGTCGTACCCGGTGGGTGGGTTGCCGCCGCCATGGAAGTACCCAGCCTTGCCCCGACCGATGCGGCCCATTGTGAAGCGCTCGGTGATCTGGTCCTTTTCAAGCTGGGCGAAGACGGATAGAATGCCGATCATGGCCCGGCCAAATGGGGTAGAGGTGTCGAAGTTCTCGTTTATTGATACGAAGTCGGTGCCATGTGCGAGCAGTTCGTCCTCAATGAGGGTGAGGGTGTCTTTCTGGGAACGGCTCAGACGGTCCAGCTTGTAGACCACCACGGCGTCGATCTTGTTCTCTCGGATGGCGGACAGCATCTCCTGGAGAGCGGGCCGGTCCGTGTTGCCGCCGGAG